AACATCTTGAATTCCATCCCATTGTAAACCATTTAGATTTTCAATTTTAGTTGCTTGATCATTCCCTCTAACTGGTATATAAAAATCTTCTAATATGTTTTGCATATTATATTTTAAATTATATTCACCAGTTTCTGAATCTACAAATGGAGTACGCTTTAATTTACTTAAAGTTTTTTCCATAAATGCATCTACTTCATTTGGAGGTATTGCTCCAACATTCATATAAAAAATACGTTTTTCAGGTGCACGAACAATTCTATGAATTAACATTGCATCTTCCATTAACGTATATTGCTTAAATAATTTTCTAGCTGGTTCAATATATGATCTACCATAAGGTAAGAAATTCATATCAGATAATAATCTAAAATGAGCCATTTCATAGTTGTCAAATATTATAGAACTAGCTTGATTACCAGAATTTGGTACATTATAATAACCATATGTTGAAGTTGATACCCCCTCTGGTTCAAATCTAAATTTAACTTCAGATGGGTTATGCATTTTATCTTCATCTTTATCATACCCAATTTGTCCTTCTATTCTTTCAATATGAAATGCAGTATAAGGTATTACGTTATAAACACCAAATTTTTCAGCAATTTCTAACTTTAAGAAGAAATCACCATATTTACACATATTTCTTATCCAAGGCCATAGGTTAAATTCTATATTTAAAACATCATAAAATAAATTATATAGAATTTTTTGTATATCCTCATCTGCAGATTTAATAGATAATACTTCACCCATATCATTTTTTAATGTACTTTCGTCTGCTACTATGTCTAATGCAGAAGCTATAATAGCATCCATATCCATTGCATCATAATCTGAATACAGTAAAGGACGCATTACCTGGTAATTAAACGCAGCTTGTTGTCCATAAATTGATGTTCCTGAATTTGAGTAGATTCTATTAAATCTATCTACTAATGCATTTGTTTCTAAATCACCTGTTTGTTGTGCTTTATTTACATCAAATACTTTAAGTTGATTACCACCAGCATTACGTATAATTACGTCTGTTGAAAATAATCTTTTTAATCTTGAAAATAAACTTTTATCTGCCATTCTATTTTATATGTTTATAAATATTATATTTGTTATCCTACTAACCAACTTACATCGTGGTCTTTACCACCTATGTTGACTTTATATGGATTTTCTACGTTACTACCAATAGCACCCTTACCTCCATAACCTCCACTCCATGTTACTTTATTACTTTTTACTCCACCTAATGCTGCTCTTGCCATATCTAAACTTTGTTGTTGGAACTTCAATGAAGTGTCACGTAGGAACATACCAATTCCAAATGACATAACCAAGTCATCATTGTAGCCTCTTTGAGCTTCTGGTCTTCCATTACGCCAAACGAATACTTTCATTTCTTCTAATAAACGTTTTGAGCGAATAACTACTGATTTATCACCAACAAATTCCCTAAATTTATTAATACATAAAGGTCTTGTTCTCATTGACATTGTAAACCCAGGTACCATTTCACTACTACCTTCATATGCTCTTAAATATGATTCAGCTGTCATTTTATCTGTTTTAGGTGACTGATATAAATTCCTATATCCTCTTTCCTTAATTGCATCTAATGTAGCCCAACCAATATTAGCATTTTCAACTACTAACATAGCATTATTATACTCAGTAGCTAACCCAGTTAAAAAATAACCAAAGTCTTTAGGTGGTAATTGTCCTCTATATTCACCTACTTGAGTATTTGTTTCAACATCAATTATATGACATGCAGAAAAATCTTTACCATCACCTCTAGCTACGTCTGCTGCAATCATATATTCTCTTGAATAATCTGCTCCTTCCCAAATCCATAAATTTTGATCTACACCTCTTCTTTCTAATGGTTTTTGAATTGTAGTTTGTTGAATAAAATCAATCCACTCAGAGTAAAATACTATATCACCTGATGTGCTAAAATCACAATCACACTCTTGTGCTGCCATTCTAGGATCACCTAATAATTCATCTTGTCTATCTCTCCATGCTTGATCTCTTTCAGGATGTACATCCCAAGGTAATCTAATTGGTACAAAATCATTTTGGTTACTTTCTGCTGATACCCATGTTTTATGGAACCAATTTCCAGTACCATAAGGTGTACTTAATACTATAGCACCACCACCTGTAGCTAGTGTTTGTTGTGCTGAAGCCCATATTTCACCAATTTGATCAATGAATGCTGCCTCATCAATTAGTAGTAAAGATACTGCTTCTGATCTACCAGCATCCGAACTTGCAGATGTTGCTTTAATTATTGAACCATTATTAAGTCGAAGTGATAATTTGTTATTTTCTTCAGCTGGTATTTTTAGCCATGAAGGTAAATTATCATACATAAATTTTACCTTTGTAACCATGTTACGAGCTGTTTCTTGCTTAGTTGCAATACATAGTATATTTTTGTCTTTATGAAATAACATTAACCATAAAGAATAACCTGCTGATAGAGTTGATAAACCTAACTGTCTAGATTTTAAAACAATTGAATAAGGGTTTTCTTGAAATAAGTGTAATACTTTTTCTTGGAAAGGGTATAAATTAAATAATATTCTACCTCTTTGTGGGTGCTGAATATTACAATATTTTTTCATAAAATGTGCAGGATCTTTAGCACATCTAAGATACTCTTGTCTTATTATTTTTTTTAAATCCCCGCTCATATTAATTTTTAGGTGGAACTATTATTTCTTTCTAACTTTTTCTATTGATCTTCCCCCGAAGTAAGCACCAATAACTGTTATTAGTACTAATTGTAGTAAATCTGTCCATTTTTCTTCAACAGTAAAGTTAATGGTTCCGGCATCAATGAATATCATAAGAACAGTAGAAACAACTAAAAATATTAAAACCATAGGTCTTACATTTTTACTTAACCAACTATCTGACTTCATATCTGAAGCCCATCTGTCAGTTATATTTTGTTCCATTTTAGCTTCATGTTCTACTATTAAAGCCTTGATTTTTCTTTCTGCGTTTAATTTTTCTTCTTTTGATGTATGCAAACCATCTATAACTCCTCCTACACCTTTTACTAGGTCAGCTGCACCACTTGAAAATAATTTTGATAAAATTCCCATAACTATCTTTTAGTTTATAATAAAGATTCTAATTCTTTCTTTATTTTAGTTAATTCTCTTAATCTATCTTTTAATTTTTCTTTTTCATTACCTTCAGCAGCAGAGTATTTTTTAACTACTTTTTTCATTTCTTTCTGCACATCAGCTAATTTATAACCAATTTTAGATAATGGTTCTCCTTTTAAATCACCTGCTTTTGGTTCATCATCTTGTTCTCTCATTTTATCTCTACCTGCAAGTCCTTTTTTACCTGCATCTTTAAGTTCATCATATGCCTTACCTATATCACCATTATATAATTGTTTTACAATTTTTCTACCTAATTTTTCTAATTGATTATTACTTAAAGTATGTTCTTTACCAAATCCTTCTAAATAAAATTGGCCTATATCTTCATAGTCATAAGTAAAATCTTCACCTTTTGGGGTTGCATCTTCATTAAACACAGCAGTTGGTTCAACTGGTACATTGTATTTATCAATTACACTATCATCATAAGTATGATTAACATATCCATCATCTTGAAATTTATCTGAGTCATTACCTTCTGACATTCCTAAATCTTTAGATAATTTAGCTGTTTTTTCTAACTCTTTATTAAGGTCCTGTTGGGCTTGAACATCATCTTGAGTTGCTGCCTCTAATATGTCAATTATTTCTTCTTTAATTTGTGCTTTAAATTCTGATTTTTTCATTGTAAGAATATTTTGTTATAAATATCACGAAAAAACTACTGATTTAACTAATTTTACACGTTCTTCAGTATTACCTTGGATTGTTGTGTATTTTACACCTCTCCAATCTAATATTTCTAATATTTTTTTATTAATATTATCTCTATATCTTAAATCAGTTTCCCTAACTCCATTATCTTCCATTTTAACACCTACAGGAGATACATAAAATAAATAATCATAATCATCAACTAAATGCCCTAAAGCTGAATTTAAATGAAATGATTCATTACCAGACATTGAATTAGATAAAGCACTAAATGCCATAACATCAATAACAGTTCTATCTGTTATAATCTTATCACATAATAGCTCACTAGCTCTTTCAGCTGCAAATACTAATTGACCTTTTAATGTTGAATCTGTATTTAATGGTATTCCCATATTCATTAAATGTTTAGAACGCTCTGTTCTAGAAGTGTAACCTTTAAATTCAGGTAATTTAGCTAATTCATTAACTAGTGTTGTTTTACCAACTGACATTGTACCACAAAATCCTATTTTCATAACTTATTATTTTTATTAATATACAAAATATTTATTGAAATTCCTATCTATTTCTATTAGTGTTATAATATTCTTTAGTATGCTCATAATTATCCTCTTTTGGCTTTTGTGAATCACCAGGAATTACTCTGTAACTATCTGAGTCAAAATGTTGTGTTGATACTTCAAATATAGTAGCTCCTTCTGTTAAAGCTAATAATTGATGAGGTTGACCAGGCATTAAATGAACACAGTCACCTTTTTTTAAATCAACCCTACATTTTTGAGCTGTTTCGGTGTCAATATATTCATATGCAAATTGACCTTTAGAAACATACCATGCTTCATCTTTTAATAAATGGTAATGCATTGAAAATGATCCATTTTTTTTAAATACTAATAACTTACCACAGTAATGTTCATTATTAATAATCCATAATTCATAACCCCAGGCTTTTTCATGACGTTCACCTGGGTATGGTTGTGCTTGTAGTGTATGTTCTCTCATATTAGTTTCTATATGTTTCACCTTTAGGTGCTGATTGCTTATACCAAGGTAAACCTTCTCTTTCTCTCATAATTTCTTTAAATGTTTCCTCATCGTAAGGAATTCCACTTAAATACCAACCTTTTTTAAATTCACTTTTTCTAGATAAAGGTACAATAGCTGGGTCATCATATCTATGATGTTTGAAATAATCTTCACCTTCCATTTTTATTAAGTAATGTCTAGCACCCTTATATTTAATAACTTTTTCTTCAAATAATTTTACTTTGTCTGAATATTTTTTTCCCATGTTTATTTATTTAATTTATTAGTATTCTCTTTTGGCATTGTTAACCCACCTATAGTATGTATTTTATCATCTTCTTCAGACCATGGTCCTTGTTTATCGGCATGTTCTAAAAAATCATCTA